TGATTTATGGCGGGCTGGAGAAACTGACGGCAGACTTACTCGGTCGCGAGTTCACTCGAGAGGATGGCGCGCAATTGCGAATTGACCGATGTCTGATNGATGCTAACTGGGGCCAGGTCACGGAGACTGTCTATCAGTTTTGCAGACAATCACAGTTTGCGACTATTCTCATGCCTTCGCATGGCCGATTTGTCGGAGCGAGCAGCCGTCCACTGACCGACTATCCGAAACGGCCAGGCGATCGCGTCGGCTTGAATTGGCGGATACCGACTGTCAAGGGCCTTCGCGCCGTCCGCTATGTGCTATTCGATACAAACTTCTGGAAATCATTCGTTCATTCGCGACTTGCTTTGCCTTTAGGCGATCGCGGAACGATCTCGATCTTTGGAACACAACCTGAACAACATAGGCTTTTCGCAGAGCATCTAACTTCAGAGCACAGGATTCGCACGCAAGCGAAGGAGCGAATCGTTGATGAATGGAAATTGAAGCGTGGAACGCGCGAAAATCACTGGTTCGACTGCCTCGTAGGCTGCGCTGTCGCCGCGAGCATTCAAGGAATCTCGCCCGAGGGTGCAGCAAGTCAGGTGAAACCAAAGAGGATAAGTTTCGCCCAATTGCAACGGCTAAAGCGAGCACGGAATGGGTAGAAAGCGCAAATTGCCGATTAATCCTCAACAATCGAATTCTCCTTCGGAGTGTCTTGGTGTTGTTTGCCCTCGTTGCGGTTGCGTGCATTTCTACACGACACACACAGAACGTTTGCTTAATGGGCATATCCGCAGACGCAAAATCTGCAGAAATTGCGGCTACAAAATCGTCACATTCGAGCGGCTGCCGGCGCCTGATTGGCCTTAATCTGAACGAATAAATTGCTATATGTAGCAAATTTTTGAGAAAATCCAGCAAAGTCCTCGAGAAAAATTGTATTAATCTCTTATAGAGGCAGGGACCTACGTTGCTCGAGGGCTAAAAGTGGGCAGTTCTCTCGAAGACACGATTCGCGAAAATGCGCAGAAACCGGCGGAGGTCTCAAGCGATGCCGGGTCTGTGAAGCAGCATAGCTTGAAAGATCAGATCGATGCTGATCGCTATCTTGCTTCGAAAGACGCTGCCGATAGACCTAAACGGGGCTTGCGTTTCAACAAGTTCGTTCCTCCTGGGGCAGGGTGATGCTTGGTTGGTTGCGCCGTGCTTGGACACGGATGACGGGGCCGGGCCGCGAGCCGCGACTGTGGCGCGCTCGAATTGGAGTTCGGGCGCGCTACGACGCGGCTAGCACCACGCACGAGAATCGGCGCCACTGGGCGCACGCCGATGGCCTTTCAGCTCGCGCTGCAAACAGCCCGGAGGTTCGGCGCATTCTTCGCAATCGTGCCCGGTACGAGGTGGCCAACAACAGCTATGCCCGGGGGATTGTGCTCACCCTGGCCAATGACTGCGTTGGTACGGGTCCGCGGCTTCAGATGCTCACTTCGAGCGCTGAAGTCAATCGACGGATCGAACAAGAATTTGATCGTTGGTCTAGAGCAGTCACTCTTGCTGAGAAACTCCGCACGATGCGGATGGCCAGGGCTCAGGACGGCGAGGCGTTCGCAATTCTGACAAGCAATCCGAAGCTTCCTACTCAAATCAAGCTTGATTTGCGCCTAATTGAAGCTGATCAAGTAAGCTCACCTGGTCTGCTTGAGAACGAGAACCTCGTGGATGGAATCTTATTCGACGACTTCGGAAATCCGGCAAAATACTATATCCTCCGCCAGCACCCGGGCGATCTTCTCTGGGGAATACAGACAGAATACGACGAAGTTCCGGCTGAGTCCGTAATTCACTGGTTCCGTATCGACCGACCCGGTCAAGTTCGCGGAATCCCCGAGATCACGCCGGCGCTTCCGCTTTTCGCTCAGCTGCGACGTTACACTCTCGCTGTGATTGCGGCAGCGGAGACGGCCGCCGACTTCGCAGGCATCCTTTATACCGATGCACCCCCAGGCGGCGAAGCGGAACCAGCCGAGCCCTTCGAGCCGATTGAGCTCGAGCAGCGTGCACTCATCACGATGCCTGGCGGTTGGAAGATGAGCCAACTTGAGGCGGAGCAACCGAGCACGACCTACGCGGAATTCAAACGCGAAATCCTCAACGAAATCGCACGCTGCCTCAACATGCCTTACAATATCGCAGCGTGCAANTCNTCNAGCTACAACTACGCGTCAGGTCGGCTCGATCACCAAACCTACTACAAGAGCCTTCGCGTCGATCAAGCAAGCATGGAAGCTGTCGTGCTTGATCGAATCTTAAACGCTTGGCTTGAAGAAGCCGTGCTAATCCCTGAGTTCTGGCCGGAACCGATCGGATCTCTTCCTGAGTGGCCACATCAGTGGTTCTGGGATGGCCATGAGCATGTGGACCCCACAAAGGAAGCGAGCGCGCAAGCTATTCGCCTTGCGAACCATACAACGACGCTCGCTCAAGAATATGCTCGCTGCGGCCAGGATTGGGAAGAGTCGCTTCGTCAACGAGCAAAAGAACTCGCGCTCATGCGCGAATTGGGCTTAACGCAAGGGCAGGTTGCGCCAGTTGACGACACTGGCGAGGAAGAAGACGAGGAGGAAGGGGGCGATGCCGCTACCGAAGCGAAAAAAGGGGGAAAGTCACGATGATTTCGTAAAGCGCTGCATGGCCGACCCGGCTATGAATCGGGAATTTCCTGATGCAGCGCAGCGCCGAGCAGTATGCGAACGACTCGACGCAAAGGCTTCCGTCAATTTCACATGCGAAGTCGGAAACGTGACGATCGAAGCGGCTGACGCTGGAGATGATGGCCAGCAAAAGCTGCCTCGATTCACGATGATTGCCTATACCGGCGATGCGATTAGGCTAGCCTGGTGGGCCTACCCCGTAGTGGTCGACCTTCAAGGTCTTAAGATTCCCTCCCAAAATCTTCCCGTGCGATTCGGACACGATTACTACCATGGCGTGGGCCACACCGAATCAATCCGCGTCGAGAATAATCAGCTCATCGCGACTGGCGTGATCTCGCGCGATACCGAGGCGGCTCGGGAAATTGTCGCCAGTGCCAAAAAGGGTTTTCCTTGGCAGGCGTCGATCTCTGCATCTGTTGAGGATCAGGAATTCTTCAAGGCTGATAAAACCGTCAACGTGAACGGTCGCGAATTTCGTGGACCGATTTATGTGATTCGCGCAGCTACTCTGGGAGAAATTTCGTTTGTCGATTTAGGGGCTGATTCTAAAACCACAGCGATTGTTGCAAAGGGGCAGGAGGGCAGTATCGTGACTGACGATTTGAATCCTCAAGTTCAAGGGGCAGCGCCGGAACCTGATCAGGGTACTGAACTGACGCCTGAACCACAGGTCGGCGCTCAGAACCAGCAAGCCACGTACGACGCTGAGCTGGCTCGCATCAAGGCCATTCAGGCGATCTGTGATGGCGGCGATGCGATCGGACAGCAGGTGGCCATNGAGGCTATCGAGGCGGGGTGGGATCCGAAGAAAGCGGCGTTGGANCTGTTGCGACGACGCCGACCGCAAGTCCGAGTTATCGGTGAGGGCGTCGANGAATTCCGCAAGGATGTCGTAGCCGGAATCACGGGCGACTCCAAATCCCGCTGGTATGGCGTGCGGCTCAGCGCCTTGGCTCGCTACTGCTGCGAGCTCGAAGGCGTTGCAATTAGGAACGATTGGCCGCATGAAAAAGTGATCGAAGCCGCATTTAGCACGAGGAGTTTGCCTTCAATTCTCAAAGACAGCGCTCAGAAGATTTTGATTGATTCCTACCAAGCCGTCGATCGGGCTTCAGTGCGCGTGAGCAAGATCATCGAAGCGGTTGACTTCAAGACCCACACTCTCGCTCAACTCGTTGGGCAATATCGCTTCGAGAAAGTTGCGCCTGATGGCGAGCTGCCGCATGCGACGGTCAGTGACCAGGGCTACACCGTGAAGGTTGATACCTATGGTCGCATTGTGGGGTTGACGCGACAAGATGTTATCAATGACGACCTGAACGCTTTTCTCGACATCCCGCGTCAGCTCGGCCGTGGTGCTGCGTTAGCCTTGGAGAATGCTTTCTGGTCCATGGTCGAAGCTGCGAATGGTAGCTTCTTCTCATCTGGTAACGCGAACGTGGTTAGCGGAGCGAGTAGCGCATTCGGCGTGGCGGGGNTTAGTGCNGCGNTCGCAAAACTACGGAAGCAAAAAGACCCAGATGGCAACCCTATCAAGGCGAGGCCGAGGTTCGTCGTTGTGCCGCCTGATCTCGAAGCTGAGGCGACGCAGATTTATACCTCGAACGTTTTGCTCATCGCTGGGTCATCAGAGCGAACCATTGGTGTGAATAACCCGCATGCGAACAAATATGAACCGGTAGTCAGTGAGTACCTCACTGGCAACGGCGCTTCTAGTCCTTGGTATTTGATCGCGGATCCGATGGACGTTCCGGCGTTTGGCGTTGCTTTCCTCAGAGGTCAGCAGACGCCTGTGATCGAGGAAGCTGCACCCGATCCGAAGTACCTCGGCACGCTGTGGCGTGGCTACTTCGACTTCGGCGTTGCCTTACTCGATCCGCGTGGTGCAGTTCGTGCAAGTGGTTCGTGATCATGAGAACAATTGAATAAGGAGTACCAACGATGGCAGAAGCTGTAAAAGTTTCCAGTGGTGAGATGGTTGACTATACGCCCTCGATCGACGTGGCTGCTGGCACGGTCGTGGTTCAGGGCAATTTAGTCGGGATCGCACTCCAACCTATTGCAGCGAATACGAAAGGCGCTCTTGCGGTGCAAGGTGTGTTCGACGTTGCGAAGGCCTCGGAGACAGTTTTCAGCGCCGGCGCGAACGTCTATTGGCACGACACAAACAACGTCGCCGTCACGACTGACGGGAATGGATCGAACAAGTTAATGGGTAAAGCCGTCGCCGATGCAGCAAGCGGCGCGACGCTCGTGCGTGTTAGGCTCAGTCAATGAGCGATGCACTACAGCAGGGGTTGAAGTGGCTCAGCGAGCAGCTTAAGGCGCATGCTGCTCAAGAAGTGAAATACCGCCGTGGGTCAAAGGAAGTGAGTGTGCGAGCCGTCGTCGGGCGGAGCTTACTCAAGCTCGACGACGGCTATGGCGGTATCCGAATGGTGTGGACTGATCGTGATTTCTTGATTGCAGCAGAGGATTTGATTCTCGATGGAGCGCGAACACTGCCTCAGCGAGGCGATCAAATTGAACAAATCATCGATGGAACGAAGCACATCTTTGAGGTTCTTGCACCAGGAAACGAACCAGAATGGCAGTGGAGCGATCCGCATCAGACGATCCTGCGAATCCATACGACAAAACTTAACGAAGGGGCAGGCCCATGAACAAACTTA